ACGGTGGTAGTCGCGCAGCTGGATCCCGTACTCCCTTGAGTACCAGTCACGAACAAGCGTGTAGCAGTCCACTACTCCAAACGAAAACTCCCGGCCCACATACGGCAGCTCGAAACCCTCTGGCTCGCAGTAACCCCAAGCCTCGGTATTGGGGTTGACGATGAACCACGGCAGCTCTGACTTTTCGCAGGCGACTCGATCAGCCGTCGATGGCCGAGGATTTGTAATCGGATGACTGTGAACAACGGCCACCACCTCGCCTTGATCCTCGACTTCATTCCACCCACTGAGAACAAAGTGCTCGTCTGGAGTTTGAGCGATGTTTTTACATGGGAAATACTTGCGCCGTCCTTTGACTACAGCAACCAAGCCACAGCACTCACGCGGTGCCTCTGCCTTGGCGTGCTCCAGAATCTGATCCTTCATGGCTGTTGACAGCTTCATCACTTGGTCAGACCTGCTCCAGGGAATGAACCAAACGGCAATTCATTGTTATCACCGAAGCGGCACTTGCAACTGGCAATCCGCTTACCGCACACGTCCTCAGCATCGGTCGTCACACCCTCGTTGTTTACGTTAAAACGCCTAAAGTTGACTCCATCAATATCCTTGCCTGGCCCTGTTGAGGGGTTGTAACCACATTCCGGTGACTTGTAGATCCACTGGCAAACATTGGCGATGACCTGACGTTTAGGTAGGTTTTGACCGGCCAAGTCAAACTTGCTAGCCAGCTCAAACGTAACCGTGTCGCGTGACTCATTCGCCTTGCGATCGATGAACCAACGCTCCTGTGGGAACTGAGCATTGGGATCGGGCACCCCGCTTGGATTGCCCACAGTCTCAGCGTTAAAACTGTCTCCATCCTGTGTTGTCAACGTGTCGCCGTTTTGAGCAGTCGCAACGTTCTCAAAACGGAAGTTGATGTCGTCAAGGTATTTCTTGAGCGTGCGGATACGCCTGACCTCCGCTCCGCCGAGATCGTTGCCTGCTGTTGTGGCATTGACCAGTGCCAGCAGCACAGTCATAGTGCTGTCGAGGTTACTGACTGTCAACGTGGGGCGGGGCAGTGTGCCAGTGCTGGTGTACTCAAAGCCCTCTGCCTTTACCGGCAGTCGCGTGTATTCGTTGCCATCAAAAACTACGTTGACATCTTGATTACGGTCGTTTCGACTCATTCCTGCGTGCCAGCGGTACACCTCTGAACTGCCATGCAAGCTGCTGTCCAAACGCAGCTCAAACAACTCAATGACCGCGCTAGGTGCAAGCTTGAGCAGCTCGTCGTAAACACTGCTGATCGCAGTCCAGACACATGTCCCATCAGTGACAGTGTCCCCAACGACGTTGGGCCAAATTGGGACACTGTTATCTGAATTGACGCCAGGCTCTGTCGCTGCTGACGTTCCAGCAGTTGTGCAACGGAAGTTAAGGCCCGTACCTTGCGAAACTGTTGGACGACGAACGTCACCAACAGAAAACGCGGTGCTAGCGGTCCAAACTGCTACTGCCATTACGGTTCAAAAACTTCGCGGAACGTTGCTTGAATATTGGCAAGGTTTGAATATGGCAGCGTCTTGCTCCAAGAAGGGCAAATCCATTTGTAAGTCTCACTATCGTCAGGTGGAGACCACTCAAACGCTGCATTGTCATCAGCCCTTGCGTTGAGGAAATCCTCAATGGTGTCTGCTTGTGTCTCAGTGATGTTTCTCCACTCGAGAGACCATTCTTTTGGGTTCTGGTTAAGGCCAAGTGTCAACCTGGCCTGGTAGCCATCCCCGAATTGAACGCTACGAACAACAGGCTGACTGCGTTTCTGCGCCCCGTAAGACGGATCAATAGAAGGGAAGATAGCCATTAGCTCGCGAGTAAGCCTCCAGGACGCTTCTGTTTGATCAGTTCCTGTTGTACTGCAAGACCAATAGCTTTGCCTAGCTGGTTGGCCTGACTGGCATCACCCTCAACAGAAGATCCAGCAGCATCAACGTTGACCGTGATGTTGCCCATGGCAGAACCAGAAGCCTCAACGCCAAGCTTGCCATTAGACCCACGACGTAGCGGCATGATCGCCTCCGGTCCGGCCTCACCCATGAGCCCCGCACCATTTGCCATCGGGAACAGCGTGGGCTTCTTGACGATCCCGCCCATGGCATAAGGCACGATCTTGTTTTTGGCAATAACGTTGCCTTTTGCGCTTTCAGTAACCCTTGCGGCTCTGCCAAGGCCAGGGAATATGCCCTCAAGCGCCTGGAAGAAAGCAGCACGAGCAAAAATTCGCGCCAGATCTGCCAAGACTGAGTTGGCAAACTCTCGGAAACTTGCCTTGCCCGTGGCGACGAAGTCTGCAAATGTGTTGGCAAACTTATCTACTGCCTGCACTCCATAGTCAGCCAAAACATCGTTCAAATTAGTAGCTTCTTTGATAAGTTCTTTCAAGCCGTCGACAAAAGACTTACTTTTATCTTGGCCCGCTTTTACACCATTCAAGATGGTTTCAATAATTTCTGCAATCTCTTCTTGAGTCAACTTTTCTGCTAGCAGCAACGGCAACAATTCTCTTTGCAGTTGAACACGTTGACGCTCTAGTTCATTTTGATTGAACGTCTCCTGAGTAATTTCTCCTGAGGCAAGCCTTGCCTTGTCGACTTGGACTGCGATATTTTCCTGAAGCGTTTGCAGCTGCTGTTCAATTTGTAAACGAGATTGCTCGGCATTGAAATGTGCCTCAGCCCTTGCAACAATTTCCTCGTTTGTTTTTAGGTCTTGAAGGCTAATCTGCAGCAGGTCGTTTGCAAGTTTTGCCTCAACATCTGCAAGAGTAATAACCTCACGCATCCCATTGATGCGTGCTTTCATCATGTCATCACTAATATCTTTTTTGCCGCCGCCGCCATCAAAGCTTTCAAAATTATTGAGACCAAGATTCTTTAAAAGCTCTTCAATATCAAATCCGCCGTCTTCTTCCGTGCGACCAGCCAAGGCAGCTCGAATGCCAGACAGTTGCGTTGATGTGATTGCCTGGGCCTCGGCCAATCCCTCTGTCGTGCCGATTGACAGAGCTGGTAGATCTGGATCCTGCAGTCTTTCTGCCAGCCTTTGTACTTGACCTGCAGCACCTGTTAAAGGCAAAGGGCGAGCCTTGTTTACTTCTTGTAAGCCACGAGCTGCAGTAGGGTCTTGGTCAATAAGACCTTGGATTTTATTCAAAGCCTCAAGACGTTTCTTGTATTTATCAACTCTCTTGCCAGCGTCATCCAGAGATATGACGCCATTGGTTATATCATCAATAAAGTCCTTATGTCGTCGGCTAGCCCTAAACATTGATACGCCTAGAGCAGTAATCCCGAGGGCCAGCAAGGTGATCGGGTTCCTGGCCATCGTTAGCGCCAAAGCCTTGAGTTTTGTTATAAGCAAGCCCACTGAAGTTACCAGCTTGAATCTAATGAATCTTGAAAGCAGTGACACAGAAAATGCAAAGCCCTTCGCACCCATCGCAGTGCCAACTTTTGCAAGCATTGTGAGCAGCGAGCCAAGCACAGCTCCGCCCGCTAGCACCGTGACAGCGTCAATAAGGTTACGGAAGTTTCTGATTACAACGACAATTCCTTTTACAAGAACTTCGATGGCTCCAGCAACAACTTTGGCCATGTTGATGATTACTGGCGTGAGCGCTATCAACGAATCAGCAATTCCTTCTTGCAACTTTGCGCCAACGTCAATCAACTGCTTACCAAGCTCTCTGCGCACTTCATCGAAGGCACGCTTTTGACGTTCTCCAGATTCTTCGGCGCTAGCAGCCATATCTAATGCGCCTTTGCTGTATTTCTTGGTTACGAACACCAAGAACTTCACCAAACGATCAAGGCCAACTTCTCCGTTCTTAAGCATCCTCTGCAGCTCTGAGGTGCTGATATCGTTCGCTTCGGCAAAAGCAGTCACGGCGGCAGGAAAACGCTCACCCAACTGACCAGAAAGTTCCTCAGCTGAAATCTTGCCCTTAGAGAACATCTGCACCAAAGCAGTAATACCACCTCTCACGTCTTCAGCAGAACCCTTAGTCGCCTTAATTGCTTTAGTCGTGCCAAGGAACGCCAAAGCAGCTGTTTCAATGCTTCCACCAGCGCCTAAGACTGCAGCACTCAGTCGAGTCATTCCAACAGTCGCGTCTTCACGCTCAACATTGAGTTGACTAACGGCATATTCGATAGCCTCATTTGCCAAGGCAACTCTGCGGGCCGACTCAACCCGCTCACCTTCTATCTGCAAGATTCTTTCCATGGCTTTTTGAGCCAAGGAAATAGATGCCGCATAATTTGTAAAGCTACTGATCTGCTGAGCACCCACTCCAACGCTGGTGCCGATGCCGCCACCAATAACTGCGCCGCCAGGACCAAATGGTGCGCCTAACAAGGCACCAGCCGCGCCTGCAGCACCACCAAAAATCCCAGCTGAGGCAACAGCTCCAACGGTCTGTGCAGCGCCCTTCAAGTTGAAACGTTTTTTGCCAATCTTGCCAAGCTTGCGATCAACGTTTTCAATCTCTCTCGCAAGCTCTCGGAAGTCTTGGCTTACAGGATCAAGACCAGCCTGCAACTGAACAAAAGCGCTCCGCTGTGCTTGCAAGCTATTTATGCTGCCATTTGAAGCAGCAGTGGCTGCCTTAATGTCACGAGTGACTTGCTTAACACTCTTGCCCATCCGATCAATGTCAGCGCCGATCCCGGCCATGCCGATATCACCGATACTGCGATAAAGACCGCTGATTTCACGAACAGGCTGCTGCACTAAAGACGCGACTGCAGAGCCGCCAGCAATCATTGCGCCAGTGCCTGGATCCCTGGTGCCGACTGCGCCCGACTGCGCTGCCTGGATGCCAGCAAGTTTTGCCGCTCTACGCTCAGCACGCTCTTGAGCCATTGAAAGCTCGTCAAAAGCTTTTCTGCTGATGCCTAAGACAACATTCAGCTCCTCCTGAGCTTCTTTTAGCCGATTGCTGGTAGTAGTGTATTCCTTGCTTCCAACGTTGATGTTGTCAAGATCCTGAGCAAGCTCAGCGATCTTTTGCTTGAGAGCGGCGGTTGTATGCGTGTTTTCAATATTTACTTTGCTTGACTGGAGAAATCCAGTGGTCTGAGCCCTATTAGTTGCAACGAGATTTTGAGCTACAACCTGCTGGCGCTGCTGGGCTCTACTGAATTCTTGAGTTCTTGCAGTAATTGCTGCAAGCTGGGTTCCATATTCAGTCGACGTAACTTTGAGCTTTTGCAGCATTTCATTGCCTGCTGCAATCTGCCGACTAAATTTTTCTGGAACAACAGCAACACCTTCTCCAAATATTTGTTTTGCTGTCCTAGGTTTTTTTGCGGCTTCTTCTTCCTTGCGGTTCAGCCTGTCAAGCGATTCCGTTAAAGCGTCAATATCCTTGCCTAGCTTCCTGTAAACAGTGCTGCCAATAGTGGCCTGCTGTTTTAATCCTTTGAACGCATCAATTTGCCCGCGTATTGACTGCTGGCTAACTTTCGTTGCTTTTGCAACTTGAATTACTTCTTTCCTGAACCCTTCTAGTTGTTTATCAGTAGAAAGCGAAGCCTTGCCTAGCCCCCTAAGAGCACTCTTGAGTGCTGTGAGACTGTCTAGACCTTCGGCCTTCAGCTTGATTAGAAGGTCGCCAACAGTCTTAGCCATCTGCCTTCTTGCTGAATTCGCGGAGTGCAGCGGATTCCATAATGCGGAGACCCTCTAGCATTTCGCGACGGTTCTCCACATCATAAAGGTCAAAAAGCCCTCCGGAAACCAGCAGTACGTCATATCTCATGCCTACATACCCAGACATGCTGACGGTCCATTGGGTCTGCATGCGCAGGAACATCGTGACGATGTCCCAGTTCTCATCCCAAACCTCAAAGTCTCCTGACTCTTCTTCTTTGGGTGCTGGCAGTTCTATGCCGAAAGCGGCGGCATCATCCTGAGTGTTGTCCTCAATGACTTTGCCGCCAGAAGCCCAGTAGACCGCAGCCTCTTTTAGTTTCCCGCTTGCGCCTCACCGTAAGTTTTGGTGTAAGCAGCGAGCACCGCTTTCAACCAATCCACGTCGTCAGCAAAATCATTAAGCTCAGCCTCGGAAAACTTGATATCGTCTCCGTCCTCATCCTTAATGCCTTCCCAGCCAACAAGAACTTTCTTGAGCAAAGATGCACCCTCTGACTCCGTAACGCCCTCTAGCTCAGACATCTTCACTCGCTTGAAGATTGCCGTGAACTCAGATTTCTCAAACTTGCCGGGCTTGGTGTCGCTAGGTTCCTGCACTTCAACAGGCCACTTGAAGGTTTTTACCTTCTTACGAACAAAAGCCATCAGATAAATCAAATAAGCTGGCTCAGCATACACAAAAAAAGGGAGCCCGCAAAGGCTCCCTGCAGACCCCAAACACCTGGAGCTTACCTGTACTCAAGTTCCAATTCATCATTGCCTGCTGTGCTGGGCACCGCAGTAAACGGAATCTCCAGCATCGCAATACCGTCAAGGTCTCCATAAGAGACATCGGCGATGTCAGCCTTAGCTGTACTCACTTTCACTTTGTTGCCAGCAGCCGTGCCATGCGTGAACTGCATGACTCCAAGCGTGTCAGCCAAAGCTGTAGCGAAGTAGTCCTTCGTTGCGATCGTGACAGCCTCAAGTGAGACATTGCCGCTCATGGAGCGGTCTACCAAAAGGACTTCAGCAGTCGTAGAACCCACGAGTTCGCGGTAAACGATCTCATTGCCAACATCCAGGCTAAAGCTGGAAAGCTTGGCTGTCGTAAGACCCATCACGCTTACGTCAGTAGTGTTCCCCTTCTTGAAGATCAAAGGAGTTGCCTGGTCGGCGTAAGTGACAGTCGGCTGACTGCTGTCGTCTGGAGCAACATAAATTCCAGTCATCGTGAAGTCGATGGTTGGAATTTCGCCAACGTTGGCATTAATCGAGA